TCATACAACTTCATATACTGAGCAGAAAAGTGTACACGTTCCGCAAACGGATAACCACGAACAACAGCCAACACGTTCATCACTCCATGTGCCTGCACAACCAAATCTTGAAATCTATCTAGACTTCGATACAACGTTGGGTCAGCAGACATCTGTCCACAACTCAAAATCGCCTGTTGCATCTCAATAAGCAAAGTAGGAACAGACCTAATTGCTTCTTTCTGCGCATGCAAAATGTCAGATCTAACCAAAATCTCATTAACAGCTGCACTCGACCGATGTGTGGCAAGAAAACGCAAGAAAGAAACAAACAAATCGGAAATGGTTGAAATCGCGCTTCCAGCCCCATTTTTGAAAAGATCTTTACAGCCAGTCAAGTCAGATATACGGAAAAAATTAGTAACTAAAGAAGTACTGATTTTCCCAGTCAAGAGCACTGTCAAAAGCGTAAAGAAAACGGTCACAAATGGTTCAACACCTGCAGATTCCGCATGTGCCTCGGCCGTTGGACTAAACAATCCAAGAAATTTAACATATATACTCTGTCCAAATCCCTGCGCCAAAACTAACCCAAGCAATGAGGCCCAATGTACGTAAGTACGACACAATGGAGCCAAATTAAAGAAACAAACCGCCACAGCAGCAACTTCCACAATTTTCAGCAAATTCGTGTACTTGTCGATGACAACCTCTTTGGTCTCATCAATAATATCCGCAATTTGCCCCTTTGCACCCTCGAAAGTCTTGGAATCACCAAGACCTTTTCCAAGTCCATACATGAACTTCTCAGAAAATGCTGCAAAAGCCTCCTTAGTCGGGAGGAGTTTACACACCACAACCATTGTTATCATACCGGCCACATATGCGGCAACTATGGCAGCAACGGTTGCTGCACAATGTGCTTGAACTCCAGAATAAGTTTTATAAAACTTCCGGGCAAATTCACGTTTGAAAATCGCATCACAAACGTCTGAAGTAATCAACTTGCCCTTATAAACAAAACGGTCTTTACCATCTCTATGGTACGGCAATTCGGTGTGTAGATCTAAACGACACCATCTCACTGCCCAATCTGCGGCAGGAACCAAACAAGTTGACTCAAAATTGACAGTCAACCACTCCTTATCAAAGGATACGACACCCATAATTGTACGGTGTAAAATTGAACTGCTAAAGTTAAACAATAACTTCAGAAACGGATCTCAAAACCGAGTGTAAAACACTCAACGACAAATCTCAG